CCTGATGCGATGCCTACGGGTGTTGCAGCTGCTATGGGACTAGGTACTGTTACGGCAACTAATATAGGAGGTTGGGGTAGACTTGGTTGGGGAGATAATAACTGGGGTGATCCAAATGAATCAGCTCAAGCAGCTGTTTCTGGAATTGCCATGACAGCAGCTTTAGGAACTCCTGCAGAAATTACTGGTGACGCAACTATTGTTGCAAATACTTTAAACGTAGCTCAGTTAACTTTAGGCGCTGTTGACCCTGCACCAGATGCAGCAATTACAGGCAATGGAGCTATTTTATCTTTAGGAACTGCTGTAGGTTCTATTAGCGTTTCACCTAGTGTAACAGGTATAGGAATGACAGCTAACTTAGGAACTGTTACAGCTGTTCCAGGTCAGACTATAATTCCTACAGGTTTTCCTTTACTAGCTAGAGTTGCTCCTGTATCTGCCTTTACAGATGTCACTGCAACTTTTAATGGTTTTGGGTTGACTACAACACTAGGAAGTGGTAATGCTCTTATCTGGGACGAGATAAATACCGGTTCTGCTCCAATAGATCCTCCAGGGTGGAGGGAAGTCGTTGCATAAAGAGTTGACACTTTCTCTTTATTTTAATAAAATAAACGATATAAGGAATTTAATATGGCAAATTCAACATCAGCAAATTTAAAACTTACAGTACAAGCAACTGGAGAAAATTCAGGAACTTGGGGACAAATTACAAACACTAACCTTTTAATCTTAGAACAAGCGATTGGTGGTTTTACTACCTTTAATATCACTAACGCTGCTAGATCTTTAACTTTTACTAATGGCGCAGTATCAAATGGTAAAAATGATGTTATTAAATTAACAGGAACTTTGGCTTCTAACCTTACTGTTAGTATTCCAAATTCAATTGAAAAAACTTACCACGTACAAAACGCATGTAATCATGCTAACAATACTTTAACTTTTAAAACTGCATCAGGAACAGGTGTATTGTTATGTGAAGGAAATAATTACACACTATATTCTGATGGAACTAATGTTGTAAAATTATCTGAACAAAGAAACTGGAGAGCGGTATCAGCAGCAGAAACAGTTCAAGCTGGTGCTAAACTTTTAGTAAATACAAATAGCGGAGCAGTTACAATAACGCTTCCAGCATCACCATCTGCAGGAGATGAAGTACATTTTGTAGATCAAGGTTATGATTTTCAAACTAACGCGTTGACTGTTGGTAGAAACTCTTCTAATATAGCTAATGCAGCATCTGATCTTGTTGTTAATACACAAGGTGCAGCTTTTGGATTAGTGTATTCTGGAGATGCTACAACAGGATGGACTTACACGGAGAAATAATATGTCAAATTACGAAGCAACAAAATACGATTTCACTGGAGCAAACCTTACAGGTATCGAGGGAATTCCTACAGCTACTATTGTGCCGTGGTCTACTTCTTCAGTGCCAACAGGATTTCTAGAATGTAACGGTCAAGCAGTTTCAAGATCAACTTACTCTGCATTATTTGCAGCGGTAGGCACAACTTATGGTGCGGGTGATGGCTCATCTACTTTTTTAGTTCCTGATTTACAAAATAAAGTAGCTGTAAGTAAATCTAATAATAAAGCTTTAGCTTCAACAGGTGGAGCAGATACTGTAGCTTCAACTGGAAACGTTGGTGGTTCAACAGCAAATACTGCTATATCAATAGCACAAGTTGCAGCTCACCAACACGACATACTTGGAGGTAATTCTCCTGGTACTCAATATATTCGTTTTGCACTAGCTTCAGGGCCTACAACACAACAAACTTATTATACAACTGGGGGTTCAGCGGGTCACTCGCATAATATGAGTGCAACTTTTAGTGGAGATGCAACATCAGTTTTACAACCTTATTTAACAGTAATTTATATTATAAAAACGTAGGAGAAAAAATGGCAACTAACGCAAATTGGACAGTAGTATTTGATGATAAATTAATTGTTAACCAAATTTCTAAGATTGGTTATATAATTGATAACGATTCTTTTTGGAGTCAACCTAAATTTTCAAATATTTGGGCTTTGCAATATCAAACTCCAGTAACTACAGATGAAGTAGAACATAGAGACACAACTCCAAACGGTACTTATGCCGATGCTAATCTTGGAGATTTTCAACAATTTATAGATTTATGGGACTCTGCACATTTAACTAGATTGCAAAGTGACTGGGATAATGATGTTGTTGAGGATGAAACTGAAGCTGAAAAAATTGCTAGATTAGGTGCAAGACCTACTTCTTATTCTTCATAATTATTGGTGTAAAAAACAATTAATAGAATATCTAATACCTTTTGTAACGGGTTCAGTCCCGTGAATCCAAATAGGTTCTGCTGGAAATAACATAGCATCTCCTGTTTTAAAAGAATGTTTTATTTGACCATCAAAAAATCTAAAATCTCCACCTTCATAATCTTCGTTTAAATTTAAAGTACAAGAGGCTCTTATATTAAAATCTACATCACTATGATCTTTAATTTGATTTCCTTTTTCATATTTTAAAATACGAATATTACTTGATTGAGACATAGTTGTTAAATCAAACGTAGGACAAATATTATTTTTAATATACAATTCATAATTAGTTATCATTATTTGTATGTATTTTTTAGCTATATTTAATGGTTCTTCAAATGCTTTATCTTTATCATAAAGAGCAGTTAAATTGATACAGCCATAATCATCATATTCCTTTTTTTTAGTTTGATATTTATAACTTGTTTCAGGTTTTGAATGTTGAGTATTATTTTCATAAAAATCAATAAAATATTGACAAACATCTTTCGGTACTAATTTATCTATATGAAATTTAAGGTCGGTTATTTTATGATCAAAGGACATTAGTTACTTCTGTTAAATTAAAAGCGTAGCATATTCTTTTTTCAGAACGTTCTTCTGGCAAAACATAATGAAATAAATTAAATGGAAAGATTAGATAATCAAAAAGTTTTGGTTGTATTTCAAATACATCACCTTCTTTTACAAAGTTAATATTATTGTTATTATTAGAAAGATATAAAACAGCTGCATGTGTAACTTGATTACCTGTATGACAATGAGGTTTATTGTAAGATTTATTATCTAAAACATTTAACCAACCATTATATATTTTTAAGTTATGAACATTTCCTAAATATTTATTTATAAATTCATTTAATTCTTTTTTGCCATCAAAATCATCATGATATTGAAAACCATTTACACAAGAAATATTATGTGTCTCTTTATAGTTTTGTTTTACAAACTCTAAAATCTTTTTATGTATATTTATTGGAATTGGTAAACTCCCATGAGACATACGAACTGCAAATAAATTATATGAATTAATCATTGTTTAACTCTTCATATTCTGTGATAAACAAACTAGCTGTATATCTTCTAAGATTTGGAACTTTACTTAAATGATTAGAATGCACCCAATTAGATGGAAATAATATGGCTCTATTTTCTCTAAATCCTACATGAATATCTAAGTCGCATTTATTTACAGGTCCTGTATAAAAAACAGTGCCATTAGTAACTGCTGTAGGTCCTTTTAACATAACTAAAACATTTACTTTTGCACTGTCTTGATGAGGGTTAAAATGATCTAAGTTTCTTAGATCTATACCAGAATCATTTTGCATTTTTTTTATTTTTATTTTAAATTTTTTTTCCGCTTGTTTAGTAAATGTATTTAATAAATTTTTATCATCAGATAAAACAAATCTATTACCATAATAGTTCTCTTTATTCTTTTCTTTATTATCAAAGAAACAAGGGGTGTAGTGTAATTTTGTTGTAATATGATTCTGTATATTTGCTAATAACTTATCATCAAAAAAATTGTTAATAATCTTTATCATCTTAACATTAACCAAGAAGTAAGTATATATTTCTCACCCGACAATGGTGGATTACCCCTATGAATGTAAGGAAAAGCAGCGGGCCAAATAACTATTCTACCTTTTTTGGGTTTTACTCTTTTAGAAAAATGTAAAAATTCTGTTTCTCCACCTTCTTCTACATCATTTAAATATACAGAAAAAACAAAAGCTCTTGGTTCGTTATCAAAACCTTTGTTATGTTCTAAATGCCAAATATGATATCCTTCAGTAGGTAAAGTTTTTTGAATTTTTAAAGTAGTATATTTAAAATCATCTACTCCATAAGCTGCCGCAGCTCCTACATTTTTTTCATAATGTTTCCAAGCAATATCAAAATTAATCATAAGAGTTTTTAATTCTTCCCACCATATGCTAATATTATGTGGCGCTGCAAAATATTGTTGATCTTGTTTATCTAAGATAGATGCTTTTTCAAAACCTATTCTATTAATAGTATTATTAAATCTGTTTTGATTTTCATATAAGTTAATAGCCCTGTCACATTCTTCTTCTGTAATATAGTTGTCATATATTCCAATAAAATTATTTATATTAACTGTTTTTTCTTTCATTTATTTCTTCTATTTTATTTTTAAGTTTCCTGAAATAGATACTCTTTCACCATTAGTTTCAAAATGAGTTACAAAATGATTTAGATCAGAAGGAAAAATATAAAAGTCTCTTTCTTCGGGTTGAAAAGTACGTTGATTAATAAATTTTTGTTTACTATTTAAAGATATTAAAAAATTTAGAGCACCGGGTTTTTGCCCTGATGATATGGTATCGTTCCATTCTTGTTTTAGTTCTTTAGGGATTTTAGTAAATATAACAAAAGATAAATCTTCGCCATGAGTATGAATAGGATTTGATTCAAATTTTGTCATATAATTTACCCAAGATCGAACTAATTCTAATTCTTTTCCAAAAAATTCACCAGAATAATCTTGATAAGATTTTGCATAGCTTTCAAAATAAGGTAATAGTATTGGAAATAATTTTTTAGGGTCAATGTCATATTCGTGTTTAATTAGACCAGCTAAATTTTTTCTTGTGTCTTTTTTAGGATCTTTAACACATAAATTTTTTATGTCTTTTAATTCATCTTCAGTTAAAGTGGTTTTATATAAAAATGGTCCCCAATGAAAAAATTGGTAATTTATTGTTTTATTTTTTATGTTTTTCATTTATTTCTTTTATTTTATTTTTAAAACTAAACTCATCAAGTCGTTCTATGTTAAAAATTAAACTGTATCTATTATTTTCGTCTTTAGATTTATCAAAACCATGTACTATTTCAGAGGGAAATATATAATAGTCTCCCGGTTCAGGTGTTATTTTTATATTTAATTCTGGTAAATGTAACTCACAACCTTTTGTTAGATATAAAATTCCATGCCAACAAGGGTGTGCATGATAATTTAAACTATCATTTGGTTTTATTTCATTTCCCCAAGCATTTGTAACTTCATATCTTTCTAAAAAATATTCAAAAAGTTGTGGATTAGTTGTTTGATGTTTATTTATTAAATAAGCAAAAAAGTTTTTAAAATTAATATTATCTAAAAAATAATACCAATTAGTCATGCCACCTTTTACATTAGTGTAATTATTCATATTTGAATCTAAATTATTTTTTATATCCATAATAAGATTATGAATTATATCTGGGTAAGAGTAATTACCAAATATTATACTTACAGTTCTAGGGTAAGTAATAGTTAAGCTACTTCTAGTTTCTTCTAATTTATTATTTTTGTCTATAAAATTAATCATTATCCCACTATTATATTACAACATATCCTTTGCCAATTATATGTTTCCGACTCAGGAGATTCTCCTTTGTGATATTCATTTGAATCAAACACTACCGCGTTGCCTGGTTTAAATTTAAATTCTTCACCATCAATATAAAAAGAACCTCTCCAATCTGGTTGCCAAACAGGAGTCATAAATAATAAAATTGATTTTAATTTTAAATCTTTTTCATCGTCTCGATGTAACCAGTGTTGAGTTTTCTTACCATGATAAGTACAATTAAACCACATTCTTTCTACAGTCGTGGGTATACCTATATTTTTATTCTCTAACATTTTTGCTATTCTATATACTATGGTTTGTCCCCAAATATAAAAAGGATAATGTGTAACTAAATCATTATATTCTTTAATTATTAAAACAGGTGAAGACATAAAACCTCTAGCGGGTTCTGATAAACCATTCATTTTCCATGTTGGACTACTTATAATTTGATTATACATAAAAAATAATTCCTTTTCAGAAAGGATATTGTTTAACACTGTAGTTTTCATATATATTTTCTATCTTTCATTCTCTATAAAACTATTATATAATGCATTATATGCTACAAAAATTAAATTTCAAGCCTGGCTTTAACAAACAAGACACTGAATCTGGCGCTGAGGGGCAATGGACAGATGGTGATTTTGTTAGATTTAGATACGGATTACCAGAAAAAATAGGTGGTTGGTCTCAACTTACAGCAGCATCCAAAACTTTACCTGGAGCAGCTAGAAAACAACATTCTTTTACCTCTTTCGCTGGGGAAAAATATTCAGCTATTGGTACATCTCAAGGTTTATTCTTATATTATGGTAATAATTTTTTTGATATTACACCGTTAGATACAGCTATCACAGGATGTACTTTAACAACAGTTAATGGTTCAAATGTATTAACTGTTAATAAAGGATCACATGGTTTAGCTGTTGGAAGATATATAACTTTATCTGGTGTCACTGTTACAGGAGCATCAGATTTTACAGCTGCAGAATTAGAAGTAGCTTATGAAATTTTAACAGTTGCAACTGTAGATAAATTTACAGTGCAGGCTGTAAGAGCTGAAGGGGGATCTGGTATGACTGCAGCAGGTGCAGCGACTGTTAATCCTTATATTGAAGTTGGACCAACTACTCAAACAAGTGGCTATGGTTGGGGAACTTATTTATGGGGAGATTCTACTTGGGGTACTGAAAGAACTATTAGTAACGTGACTCTGGATCCAGGCAACTGGAGTTTAGATAACTTTGGTGAAGTTTTAGTAGCAACTATATTTAATGGCAAAACTTTTACTTGGAACGCTGGAGCATCAAATGCTAGGACCATAAGAGCATCACAATCAACAAGTAATTTTCAAACAACAAATAATCCAACGGCTACTAGAATTTCTATTGTATCAGATAGAGATAGACATGTGTTCCATTTTGGAACAGAAACAACTATAGGTGATCCTACAACACAAGACCCTATGTTTGTAAGATTTTCTAATCAAGAGGATTTAAACACATATGCTCCAACTGCTACTAATACTGCAGGAACTTTTAGATTAGACAGTGGAAATGAAATTAGAGCAGCTATACAAGGTAAAGACTATATTTTTGTATCAACAGATGTTGCAGCTTATGTAATTCAATTTGTTGGTCCACCTTTTACTTTTTCTGTTAGACAAGTCGGTACCAATTGTGGTTGCATTGGTCAACACGCTATGTCTTATGCAAACGGTGCTGT